GCGCGGTCTGATGGCTTTAGGCATTGGCTACGGCTTGCCGTTTGTCGCGCAACACGGCACGAATCCTTACAAGACGCAGTGGGCAGCAGCGCTTGAAGGCGCGAAGGGCGCAGGTGCAAGCGTCGAAGATGAAAACGCAGGGGCAGGAAGCTGCCTTGTGTCGCGAGGTCAAGAGGTCTACACGGACGGACTGCCGTTCACGCCTTCGCTGCTGATCGTGCCGCAGTTCTACAAGGATGGCAACCTATACCAAGACGTGCCTCCATTTGTGGCGGAGGACAGCACGATGCGGTTCACCGTGAGCCGCAACACGACGGCAACGCGCGTCAATAGCAGCGGGTTGATTGAGAGCGTAGCCAGCGGAGTGCCGCGCATCGATTGGCTGGGGCAGTCGTGCCCTGCTCTGTTGGTGGAGGCGAGTGGGTCAAACGGCATCCTGAACTCTACCGACACGACAACGAATTGGACGCTTGGTTCATCTCTTACAAGCGGTGCGATTGATGTGATTGGGGTGACAGGCAACAACATAACCGTTGCGGTAAGTGGAAGCGGTATTGGCTCGGCAGCAGGAAGGTACGTTCGTTTTAGCAATAATGTAATCCTTGCAAGTGGTAGCACTTACACCGTTAGTTTTTTGATGAAAAAAACAGGAGCGCATACGATTGGTGGGTATCAATTATCAATGTCATCAGGGGTTATAGGTGCAGGATTTAATGTAAGTGGTTCTTTTTCAAGTGGCTCAAATGTTGACACCGCACCAACCACAAATCGAATCCGCAGAGTTGAGCAATGGGGAACGGATGTTTTTCGATGCTCGGAAACCTTTACAATGACTGCGGCTGCCACAGGAACGCACTTAGCCTTCGGCCCTGTTAGTACAGTAGCGGTTTCAACCAACTCCGCAGTCGGCACTGAACTCGGCTTCGCTGCTCCGCAGATTGAACTCAGTTCAGTTCCCACGACATTCATCCCAACGACAACAGCAGCAGGAAGCCGTGCCGCTGATACCATCAGCGCATCGGGGGCGCTCGTCAGTGGGCTGATAGGGCAAACCGAGGGTACGATTTATGCGGAAGTGGATATTCGGAATATGGCCAAAGAAACATATACCTTAGAAATTGATGATGGCGTAAACGCAAACAGAATTATTATTCGTTCACTTACAAATAATCAAATGCGTGGTTCAATAGTTGCCACGACATTTTCAGGAACGATTGGTATATCAAGCGCAACATTTACTTCGGGAATTGTAAAAATTGCGTTTGCCTATAAATCAGGAGATTTTGCTTTAAGCGTCAATGGTGCAGCGGCTTTGACTGCAAGCGGTACATTTACATTTGGCGCATCATTAAATAGAATTACACTTGGTAGCGTTGGTGGAGGAGGCTCTCAACTCAACGACCGCCTCCGCGCCGCCGCACTCTACACCACGCGGCTATCTAACGACCAACTTGCCGAATTAACCCGACTATAAATGCCGACCTTCCGCAAATACGCCTTCCCCAACGAAGCGACATTCACAGCGCTACCAGTGCCGCAAGGCTTCGCAGTGCCGCTGGGTGAAATAGAGGGAGCTTACTGCGTCGACATACTTTGGGATGCAGAGCCACATAGCGACTATCTGCCCTTCGAGTGCTGGCCTCCGCCTGTCGGGGTGCATACCTTTTTAGGATGGGATGAGCAGTACGGCAAGGACTACACCGAGCGCGACGACGTATCTAACACACTAAACGAAGATTAACAATGATCGACTTCCTCAAATCCATCGGCATCAACCTCGGCCTAACCATCGCTGGATTCTTCGGCGCACTACTGCTCGCGCCCAAGATGAAGAACTGGAAACTGCAGCTTATCGCCGTGCTTAGCGGCACGCTATCTGCCACCTACATCGCGCCTGTTATCATCGGCATCCTGAACATTAAAGCGCCGAACATCGAGTACGGCCTCGCCTTCATCGTCGGCTTTTCAGGCGTCAAGATCACGGAGGTGCTGGAAGTGCGAATCTTGAAGCTACTCAAGACACCAACCAAACCATAGCCATGAAAATAACCCGACACGCAGCGAATGTTCACACCTTCGACTGCGAAGGGAGGGAGGCGGAGTTTCTGCTCATCAGCGACCTGCATTGGGACAATCCACACTGCGATCGTGATCTACTAAAAAGCCACCTCGACGAAGCTGTGCGCCGCAACGCCAAAGTCATCATGAACGGCGACACCTTCTGCCTTATGCAAGGCAGAGGCGATCCACGCAGAGGCAAGGATGAGATACGACCTGAACACAACAAGGGCAACTACCTGCAAGCCGTCGTGAACGACGCTGTCAAATGGTTCAAGCCATACGCTAAGCATATCGCGCTGATCGGCTACGGCAACCACGAGACAAGCGTGATCCGCCATGTCGAGTTCGACGCATTGCAGATGTTCGTCACGCTGCTAAACCACGATTGCAAGACTGACGTTCAGCTTGGCGGCTACGGCGGCGCAATCCTGTTCGGATTCACGCACAGTGCTAAAGTAAACCACCGGACACGCTTTGCGATGCACTACTACCACGGTTCAGGCGGAGGCGGCCCAGTGACCAAAGGCGTCATCCAAGACCAGCGAATCATGGCGATGGTCGAAGGCTACGACTGCACTTGGCAAGGGCACGTGCATGAGTTGTATCATCACGTCAACGTCATCACCTACCTCAACCGAAGCGACTATATAATCAAACAACGGCCTCTGCACCAAATTCGTACAGCGACATACAAGGAGGAGTATCAGGGAGGAGTTGGTGGCTTTCACGTTGAGAGAGGCAGACCGCCGAAGCCATTGGGTGGCTACTGGATGAAGCTGAAACTGATCCACCTGAACACCAAGAAAATAGACACCCGCGTCATTGATGCGACGTTCACGACGACCAGCACCCGATAGGGTGTAAAGTGGTAGGAGGCGTATTGATTCGTACCTTATGGGGTGTAAAATCAAGACCAATGATATTTAATTTTGCAACCTAAATAGGCCAAATGCGAAACATCAAATACCTTGTCGTTCACTGCACGGCGACACCGCACTCAACGACAATCGATTCGATTCAGAACTACTGGCGGACAAACCTGAAGTGGAAGTCACCCGGTTATCACAAGGTCGTCAAACCCAACGGCGAAGTCATCACGCTGGCACCGGATGACACCGTATGCAACGGCGTTGCCGGCTACAATTCGGTGAGCCTACACATCAGCTACATCGGCGGCGTTGACAGCCGGGGCAACCCGGTTGACAATCGCACGCAAGGCCAAAAAGACGCACTCTCACAGGTGTTGCATGAGTGGCGCGCCAAGTACCCAGCGGCCAAGATACTCGGCCATCGCGACTTCCCGAAAGTATCCAAAGCCTGCCCATCGTTCAATGCGACACAAGAGTACGCTCATATTTAGCCTGCTGCTTTTTGGCTGCTGCCGGAAGCCTGCGGAGGTAATCCGCACGAGCGCCGTCGTTCACACTGACCGGCAAGTCGTGACCGCTGGCAGCTTGACGGAGTTGACGCTTCCTGACCTGTGCGACAGTGCCGGGTTGATACGCCGCTTCACTTTGCGCGACAGTGCTAAAACAAGCGTTCTAAGCGTCGCAAATTCAGGCAGTGGCATTGTCATACGTCTGCGCAGGGATACGGTCGTAGAGAGGCTTATTTTGCGCGACACGACAATAGTAGAGCGCACGGTCGTCAATCAACCGAAGAGGCGCAAAAGCAGGTGGCCGATACTGCTAATGGGGGCGATTTTGGGACTGCTCGCCAGCGTCGTTTTGTTCGCTCGGTTGAGGTAAGTGCGGAAAATCAAGGCTTGGAAATCGGGGGCGTTGGACAAGTTTTGTCCAAAAGTGCGTCTACGCGCTGGAAACGCAGAAAAAAAAATTAAAAAAAGTTTGCATCGTATATATATATGTATGTATATTTGCATATACCAAAACGGAAAAAAACACACTAACCCTTTAAACCCAAAAACAATGACTACCACAAACATCAAATTAGAGCAAAAGATTAAAGCTGATTTTATTGCATACTTTGGCAGAGAGCCTAAAACATTTAAAATGGAAAATCAATATGCTTATGCTGATGGTTTTTATTGTACGATTTTAAATAATAAAACCATAAAAAAAATACACGGCACAAGTTGGAGAAGGGAAATTTACTAAACCAACCACCAAGGGGCGCGACTTGACAACGCGCATTCTTTTAACCCTCTAAACCCAAACCCAATGCAACACGACATCATCGCTCACACACCCATCACCCTTGACAACGGCAATATCGTTGAGGCCTACATCCACAAGCTGCCCAGCGGGATGTACGCAATGCACGCCGAATATCCGTTCCGGTCAAACAGCAACCCGACGCGGACACGTCAAATTGTAGACGCGCTATTTCGCAGCCAACACCGCGACTGGTTTCGCTTCATCCGCTTCCAACGCTCATCAACACCTCTACCAATGCCAACCTTAAACCCAACCAAACCATGAACTTCATCCCCGCATACCTCTACGCGTGGCATCGCCACATCCGCTACATGCTGGAGCGAACCGCGACGCCTTCATCCAGCGAAACCAAAAGGCCGCTGACGTTCAACTACGAACTCTACGGCAGATACCTCCAAGCACGTCAAGACCTTTTAAACCAAATCTAACTATGCAACAAGTACCAACACTGTGGGATCGCATGAGAGGCGAAACCCGCGACGCCATCCAAAGCTACGAACACCCGCACAGCAGAGAGTTCTGCGTTGAGTTCCTAACACGCAAGCACTTCTATACACTCTGCACCTTCGACGAAATACAAACGCTGCTTGTAGTGCTGGGCAAAGACCGCACCCTGTCTAACTTTCAAAACCTATTCGACAAATGAGCAACCTACTCCTGATCCTTCCCTTCCTGCTAAGCATGGTCTACATGATGGCTGACTTCCATGACCGCTGGTGGTGGTACATATCATTCTGCGCACTGCCTATTATTTATTTATGTATATTTGCGTACCTAAAGAAAAACAATGAACTCAACGAAGAAGATGACACCTACACTTTCTAACCAATCCAAAATGCAACTTACTTCCGTCTACTGCGAGGCTGACACCCTC